CCACTAGATAATCTTAGTGAACCCGCTGTGTTTGTGTTCAATGGCTCAAACTCTAATTCGTTTTCTTGGTCAGAAAAAGCTATAAGCATGGGATCTATGGCACCGGTTCTTGAGCCTCCACTTAATGGATCTGCGCCCAGAACAATTAAATGCCTGTCAGTTTCGGAGGTTATAACTTGTAAGGCCTTAGTTGGAACTTTATTGGCCCCCGATATACCAGATAATTCCACGGCTCTTGTTGTTAAACCATTGCTTTCGTCCCACTTAAAAATACCACCGTTTCTAGGATTTATTATTAAATCCTCACCAAAATTATCATGTGTCCAAAGTCTTAAATTATTAGTGTCACTTAATGCTGTAGCCGATCCCCAAGTCCCAGCTCCCCAGGTTCCGACTCCCCAACCAGTGCTTGGCACAAAAACATCTAAGCCAGAATTAATTTGATATACCGCGTCTGTTGCAGATCCTCCATTACCAGAATCACTTGCATTTGCCGTAACTGTTGTGCCAGAAGTATCTTTTGCAGTGATTGTATAAGTATCAGCACCGGTCACTAAATCTATTTGGTATTCTTGATTTAAAACGTTCGCCGTTACATTGCCTCCAAGGCTAACTGCGCTTGAAAAAGTTACAAAGTCTCCGTTTACAGCTCCATGACCTGTCTCTGTCACAGTGACCGTTGAGGATCCATTTGTGGCCGCAAAAGTAGTTGAATTGGTTGAGGATCTTCTTATGGGCGTTACATCATAATAAACATTACCGTTTTCAATATAATATTTATTAGTTGTGCCAACACCTAAGTATTGAGAACCGTCTAGTGCTATCCAAGCATGCAGTGCTCTAGGTGAGCCAATCAGAGTAGAATCTATGTATTTTTCCCAGCCACCAATTTTTTCAACGCGGCCTTTTCTGAACCTAATAAAATTCCCATCAACCCAACCACCTTCATTGGAGTAGTCAGTCTCCTCTTTATTTATTCCTGCTTTAAAATTAACTTTTGTTAGTGGCATGTTTCAATTCTACCATTTTAAAAATAGAATTAAGCCAATCTTATAATCGCACCTGTTGCTGTAGCGCTCGGGAATACAATTGTAAAATCGCCAGCTGTGCTAGTTTTATCACCACCAAAGTCAATAGCACAAACAGCTTTATCTGAATTAGTGTCGTTATAAATTAAACAGCCTCTTGCAGTGACAGTAGCATTAGTAAAAGTTAAATCTGCAAAATCGCATACCGCAGTAGTGCCAGATGTTGCAGGTGTTACGTTAGTCAACGCAGAACCGCCAGAGGTATAATTTGTTCCAGAGGCTTGGCCAGTTGTGGTGAAAGCTGTAGTGCCTGCGCCTAATGTGGCCGAAGATGTATATAACGCTAATTTAAAAGAATTACCGCTACTGTTAGTAAAGTTATGTGTTCCAACCAAAAGCTCTTGTTTGAAACTTGTGCATATTGCCGATGTAATAGCCATTTAAAGCTCCTTAATAATATCGGCCATGTCACTCTGGCCTTGTTTTTTTAACAAATTTACATAAGTCGTGTTTTTTGACTTAATTGCATTTTTGATACTATGTAAGATTACATTATAAACTTGTGTTTGAAAAGCGTGGGCCTGTTGTTTTATATGTTCGGGTGCCTCATTAGAATAATCACAAATTTTCTTAGTTGCTTGTTCGGCCCAAAATTCTGGCGAGTGTCCTTCATTTTCTGTTGAGTGAACAGAAATAGATCCTAGTTTAAATTTACTGTCTACGCTCATCCTTTATATGGTTCCGGTGGTGCCACATCTTCATTAATTTTTAAACCTATCTTTTCGAGCCTTTCATTAATTTCATTGTATGGCCCAATAATAAATTTACCTTCATGTGGTATTGCGACTAATGGCTTATCTAATCTATGAAAACCATATAGTTTTTCAGTTGCCGGAACATTTGAATCTAACACCGTAGATCTGCCGCTCATGCCAACAATTATGTCATTTTCCATACATTTACTAATCCAAAATTCAACACAAGCTCGACCAGCCTCGGCAAAGTGCATGTTTTCTTTGTATGAAAAATCTATGCCAAATAGATCTATTCTGCCAACCTGGCTCCATAATGCAAAAGCTATTGCATAAGCCACTGTATTATTAAGATAAGCACATTTTGTGGCGTTACAAACCTCCTCAATTGGAAAAATTTTTGGATTTTTTACTCTTTCGTCAAGCTCGCAAGTATAGACAGGTGTAGATGTTTTAGTGAGCAATTTTTGCATAACATTTGTTTGCTTGCCTGCATCCTCAGAATCAAAGAACCTACTTGCAGGATCTAACATAAATATTTTATGGCAAGGGTAAGTGGCTCCTGCTGAGTTTATACACCATACTTCATCCCACGTTCTACCATTTTGTAAACCGATAGCAAAATCTACCTGGCTTATGCCTAAGCCAACAATCGCTATTGTTTTACCTTTTAAATTTTCGTTGGGTTTTTGTTGATTATTTTCTACTTCATTCACTAATTTACGCCAGTGCGTAATAGATCATATCTATACTCGTCTCTGGTTCCACGACCCTCAGATATAGTTTTAATCCTTGCCACTGCCTCCTTGAAACGCGCCTCAAACTGAGTAACGACATCAAGTGGCTCTTTTAGAAAAATTGCCCCCTCTACTAACGTGCCATACAACAATGCGTCTGGATAATCCGTAGACAAAAATGTTGTGCCGCTGTCACTACCGCTTGTTAAAGATGCTGGTTTATGCAAATAATGCAACTCTACCGTATAGTTAGCGTCGGGTAGAGGTGCAACCTCAAAAGCTGTGTCATCAAATAAAGAATAATATTTAGGTTGTCCAGTAGAAGTCGTAGACGGAGAATATTCTTTAATAAAAGATGAGTGTTTAAAATCTAAATAATCATATGTGCTTGAGCTTATAATTGCTAAACTAAACGGCGCATAAAAATCTGTTGGCGTGGCTAAAAATCTATTACTTGATGTAAGAGTCCCCTGGACGTTTTTTCTTTGTTTTGGTAATTGAACTAGGCTAAATATACGATCTTCTGCCTCAGTAATAAAAGTAGGCAGTTGGGTTGTAAAAGTTGATTCAGAGACTTGTAAGTAGTCTTGAACCGCTGTTTTTAATGTCGATAATGTAAAACTCATGTTGTTGTTACGGTTACTGATCCAACGCTTGAAGTAAGTCCAAAGGTTGTTAGTTGATCGCCTAATTTACCGCTACCTACATTAGTGTAAACAACAAAAAAATTGTTGTCATCTTTTTGTTCTGGCCTTGCATTTCTCAAAGCCTGTGGATCTTGCGGGACTGGTCTTGGCATTAACTGTGGATGTTTAGGATCAAACTGATCTGGGCCTACGAGTAACCCATCCCAGGTTTTTTTCATGTCTTTTAATTTATAGCGAAATCCTGTTATGTCACAGATCCCGTAAGCATATTTACCAGACGCAAAAGCCATTATGCGTTATTGTAACTACGAATATCTGGAGATATTCTAAATGACGCTCTATCCTCATCC